CATCTTGCTTGATGTCCCACAAGGTCTTACCTGTCTTACCTACAGGCATGGACTCCCAATCCTTAGCCTTAAGAAACTTCTCAATGTCTCCATGTTGCCAGTTAAGAGATGCGTAGATAGCAGATCGACGTGAGCCGCCTTGCATAACCCTACGCCCAATCTCGTTAAGCATATTCATCTTAGGGATAGGCCCTGATGCTTCACCACCAGTCTTGTGAATAGGTGTACCTTCTGCACGATACACAGAGTAGTCAACCCCGATACCACCACCAGTCATAAGGCAAGACTCAGCTTTCCATGACAAGTTAGCCCAGTCCTCACGAGTGTCTTCCTCAGCTTTGAGTAGGTAGCAGTTATTGAAGAACTTGTTTGTACGTCCCGCGTAATAAAGGTAACGACCACCGGGGATAAACTTCAGTTCACGGATGTACTTCTCAAGCTGGTCTTTATCTTCTTTAGTGATAGCGTCGCCACCAGCAGACATAACGTCATCAACCAACGTCTTAGCTAGGGAAGCCCATGTCTCTGCACCCTCGTGACGGTACTTGTGGTTGAAGATGTCTTCGGAGAACTTGCTACGGAACATGGGGTTTAGATTGGACTTATATTTACTCATGTTATTCTTTCTACTGTGTTATAGTTTATTGTTTGCTGAGGAGTACAGACACTAGCAACCCGATAGGCCCAAAGAGTAGTCCCAAGAAGAAGGCCAACCCTTGTTTACCCTCAGGTGCTACTGCCATACTAGCTGCACCAAACATACAGCCAATGATAATCCAAAATACTAGTTCCATCGTTTGATCCTCTTCATTGTGTATTCTGCTACGGATAGTTGATCGTCTACGTCACCCCAAGTGGTTAGCTTACGTGCTAACTTGATTAAGAGTAGTGCTAGGGTGTTTCTCATACTAAATCTCCTAGTTCTACTTTAGGGTAATCCTTGTTCTTAATGATCTTACCATCTTCCCTGCGTAGGATACTACCATCAGGCTGTACACACCGTCCGATGTTGTTCTGGTGTATACGCTTAAGGGCTTCATCCAAGTCCCACCCACGGGCATTAGCATAACCATAGATGACATAGACAAGATCAGAGAGCTCCTTAAGAACAGCTACAGTATCCTCGGGTGCAAAGTCTCTGTGTTCTTCCTCCACTTCATCCCAAAACTCTGAGAACTCCTCTAGGACTAGCCTGAGAGACATCTTAGGATTAGGCTCTTGGCCTGTTACCTCTGCGAAATCTTTAACCATCTGCATCACTGTCATTGTTGTCCCCCATTTAGCCATTCGTATTTCTCCCGTAGAAACTGGTATTACAACTCTTGTCGTCTTCCCAATAATACCAAGCAAAGTTATCCGTAGAAGCAACCCGCTTACCATCCTTAGGGAACCAACAAACCCTGCCGATACTTACTACCCTGTTACAGATACCCATGTAGTCACCGAAGTATTTGTTGTGCATCATGTCCGCAGGCAACAGTAACCAAGTAGGCTTTAGCTTAATTAAGTGGTCGATACACGGTAGTAGGATACCTTTAGTAAACGGTGGGTTGCTAATGATGCAGTCAATACCCTCAAGGTCATATTGTGTAAGGTCTGTAGCAGGCATAACCTTAGAGCTTAAAACGGTTTCTCTAATGTCACTACGCCACTTACAGGTAGCCACATCCATGAGAAGGTCCTCTAGGTCCCCATCACCGTAGAAAGGTTCTGCATAGATAACCCCACGAATAAAGGGGACCAGAGGTTCTACCGCCTTAACGTCTGTCGTTGGGTAGAAATCTTTAGGCACCTTATCAAAACCATCGTTACGCTTACTCAAGCGCCATACTCCCTCTTAAGTGCTTCAATAGAGATAAACTCTGGATCATACACACCGTCTTCTACATTACGCAAGTACACAAGGCCCCTCCACCAGAGGTTATTCACTGTTCCGGCCCAGCCAGAGTCAAAGTCTTGGTACACCCCACAGACAAGCCCCATGATAGTCTTACCATTAGAACCTGATCGAACAGCAAAGTCTGCCGTATGACTGTGGCCTACGATACACGAACTATAGTTCTTCTGCAAGAGACTTGCCGCATGATGCTCTCCCCCAATGGGGCGTCCCATAAGACCTGACACCATGAAGTGAGCAAAAGATATACCATCTAGGTTAATGATACCGGGGGTTCCTCCTTCGTACATAACTACATCATGGTAGTATTGCTCAAGTTGGAAGTTCTTGTAGCTAATACCATAACGATCACCTGCCAAGTGAGGTTCATACTCAAGGACCTTCTTAAGTCGGTGCTCATGATTCCCTTCTAGGAATACCCTACGAGGCTGCTTCTTCTTAGCCTTCTGCATAGGGTGCCACATACGATCTTGGAAGTCTAGCCCCGCGTCAATGTCCTTCTCGTAGGATGCACCGTTGAAGGAAGCCTTACCTTTGTCAAAACTACTCAAAGAAGGTAAGTCCCACTGGTCACCCATGTTTACTACAACATCAGGCTTACGATCTTTGATGAATTGCCCTAGCCAATCTGCCCTATCATTGTTAAAGTCAGGATGACTATGTTGGTCTGGTACAATTAGGTAATCTTTACCCATTAGGTAATCCTTCTATTACTATAGGCTCTATAGAACCCTTAAAGTGTTTCACTATGTCGTAGGCATCATCCAAAGTAGCACAATACCATTCTACTTCCTCTAGTTCCCCATCGTGTTCCAACAGTACTACAAGGTAAGCCTCAGCCTCTTGAGGACCATCCCACTCATAACCTAAGTCCTCTTGAGTGAAAGGCCCTTCTACTACCCTATGGATAGCTGTGTAGCTAGTAGCTATCGGTGAACTCAAGGGAGCCTTCGAGCCAACCATCACGATACCCTTCTTCGTAAGCCACATCCCTAAGCTCCACAACCATAGCCCGAATCGTATTTTCATCTGCATAAGTGTCTAAACCTTCTGATATAAGTTTCTGTAGGCTATCACTATCCATCCAGCCAATCCTTAGGTACTAGTTTATCCGAGTACTTAAACCCGTGTTTGACACACCAGTTGGCATAAGTACTATTGGAACCCTTATACAGCTTACTATTGCTATTGCTAAACACGAAACGGATATCTAACTCAGGGTGTTGCTCTTTGATTAACAAGTGCTTTGATCTATCTGCACTATCGAATTTTCCTTTACCCTCGATTATGATCCCATTGGGTAAAATAAAATCTGGTGTGTAGGTAGACTCTTTCCTTTGGTACTTAACCTTGAAGGTCTCGTATTCGTAGGTAACCCCTTCACGTTCCAAGTGGCAAGCAATTCTGTATTCAAGTCCTGACCTGAAGTACTCTCTTTTAGCCACCATCTGGAGGACTCCACAACTCATTAGGATAACGCCTCAGCCAAAGCAGCCTAGCGTTCTCTATTACACGGTCTACACACCACTTAGGACGATCCTCAGGATTAACCATCAGAGCATCACTAGAGGTGATGTAAGCCTCCACACACGCCTTGTAGAGTTCTTCCTCTGTAGTCAGCCCATCAAGTATCTTAGCAGCCTTCACAGGGCCTACACGATGGATACCAAGGATGTTGTCGGCTCGGTCACCTGTGAGTACCTGAGTATAGAAGAAGATATTACCATCATCTACAGAAGTCTTTACCCAAGTATCCTTGACGAAGTTAAACATCCAGCAAGGTACCTGTAGGAAGTCCTTATCTATGCTACAGATAACGGTAGTCTCAGGATCACCATTCATAGCAGACATAGCAATGAGGTCATCAGCTTCTTCCCCTTGGGACACGATAGCCCCCCACCGCTCTACTAGGTGTTCCCTAGCTTGTGGGAGGTTCGTAGGCTTGACTACGTCCTTTCGGTTACCCTTGTATGGTGTTGTCTTAGCAATGTCATAGCGGAAGTTCCCTACACCTGTGAGGTAGACCTCTAGGTTATCTTTTGTAGGGAACACTACAGTGCTGTCTACGATGTACTGCATAAGGGTATCCACCTTGTCAATCGTGTCGTCTGGGTGGCTTCCTTCTGTTCCTGAAGCTGCCCTGTATGAAACTATGTCGGCATCAATAAGGCACTTAGTAACCTTCTTCGGTTTTAGCATCACGGCGTCCCTTCACAAACTCTTGGTAATCCTCGTAAGTCATGTAGTACTCAAGTACACGATACATGGAAGAAATATCACGAGCCTTATTATCTGGTGTTTCGTACTTATCCCAATCAGGCTTCTCTAGGTAACTAAGGACATCCTTAAGTTCTTCTACAATGATGTAGTCCTTATATTCGTAGTAACGATCACCAAGGTCTTCCTTAGCCTGTTTATCGAAGTACCGCATGAAAGCATTGTTAGCGTCTTTGGTATCTTCTTGTGCAGCCTCGTATAGTGACTTATAGATGTATTCGTCGTTCATGTTCATATCCTTAATTAATATCCACAAACCCGTCAACTAGCAGTGGTGCAGCTACAGGGAAAACTTCTTTCAAGTGTTGGTAGACAGCTTTAGCTATTACTTTTGACTCGTACTGCGTGTCCTCCTTGATACGCAATCGGCACATGTCCGTAAAGGCATCGAGAGAACCTGACCAGTACCACTCAGTCATCAAAGATTGTGGCAGAACCATACGTGCCATCTCAGGTGCTACCCCTGTATCTAGCAAAAACTTATAATTAGCTAGAGAGGTATCATAGGAATACGGTGTATGATCCCAATCCATATCACCAGAACTCCCTTGCTTCTTATCCTCACTACGCCCCCGCCACACATTAGGCTGATAGAACTCAATGTCTGTATCCACATACCTACGGCTGATTTCGTTGGTTCTAATGAATTTGTGTTTCACGAGTTGAGCACGAACGAATATAGGAGCCTTAATATGGAAGCTAAGGAAGACATGCCCAAAAGGGGACGTATGCTTATGCTTTGCGAGATAACTCAAGAGTTTGCTATTCTGTTCCTTGGTGTAGTGAGTAGCGTTCTTCCCAAATGACACACGTGCTGCACTCGCAATACTGTCGTCATTACCCATGTGGTCAACTAGTGTTACTTGTAGTTGCTCAATACCCATTTAGAACTCCGACCATACCATTTGGCCTCGGTGAGTAGCATAACCCACACGGTTCACTTGGTCATACCCCGCAGCCCTCATAGCATCAGCAAAGAAGTAGAGCATATCACGGGCAGTCATGTCCTCCTTATCTCGTGTCAAGGTCATCTCTCGTGTACCTGTGCTGTCGTCATCTTCAGTGTAGATAATAGTTACAGTAGCCATTTAGTTTATTCCTTATTTCTTATCCACGAGAAGTGCAATGCCGACAATGAGAAACGCCAGCAAGAAAGTAATCCAAATGGGGGAGAGAACCCAGAGCCAAGACCACGTGATGTAGCCTGTCAGCTTGAGACCAATGAAAAGGATCGTAAGCAAACCTAAGAACCCGACACCACCAGATGAAGTGTTATTATCTTTAGCCATTAGAAGTCACCTCCGTTGTTAGCTTCAGGTTCGTACTTAACGTGATCCACCACCTTCACGGCTACCATCTCACAAATCTTGTCTTCCCACACAGAGAACTTAGCAATAACCTTGGAGCCATTACCAATGAGACCGTCTGTAGCCTTGTCCCATGCTACCACACCATCGTCAGTCTCTTTAACGATTGTAGGAGCACCAATGACTACACCTTGCTCACCAGTCTCTTTGTCTGTGAACTTAGGGTTAAAGTGCTTACGAGTGCATTTGTAGAAAGGGTTACCTTCGTTGTCCTCTTTCCAGAGTTGCCCAACCATACCCTTGTTAGGGACACCATCAGCAATAGCCTTCTTCTTGGCTTCTGGTGTGACAAAGAGGTTCATCACGTATTGCCCTTGGATACTCTCAAGTTTAACACGCTGGTCTGAGCCTTCAGGGAGGTTCTTGCCCAAGTCCTGATCGCCTTCGAACACTCGTGCGTATTGTGCTGTGCCTTCGACGTATACTGTTTTAGCCATTTACTTTAGTCCTTTACTGTGGTTGTTTGCAATGCCCTTGTAGGTATATATAAGTCCATTTTCTAGGGCTTTACAAGGGCTTATCGTTTATTTAGTTGGTGTGTTGCTTAAGTGTCACTCTTAATAAAGTTAGACCACTGACTCACTAAAGCGTCAGCAAGACCAGGGAAGGTTTTATTCCTAGCGTGTGCTCTAACACCCCCTTTAGTAGGTAACAAGCACGTATCCCACCACCACTTAGAGTATGTAGTGCCTTTACCCGTAGTAATCCGCGTAGGCTCTATTAAGTTAGTCTTTTCCACTAATGGTAAGTTCTTAAGCCACAAGCATGTTTTCTTCTCTGCGTCATCCCCAAACCAATAGGGCTGGATAACTTGGTCAGGCTTACGGAACAATGACGTAAGTGTAGACACAGGGTTCTCTAGTGCGATGTGCTTGATATCAGCGTTGTACAAAGCCTTAAAGAAGTCTAGCGCCTCATCTCTATACTGCCTGCGGTTAGGGTGCTTAGGGTGTGGCCTCTTATCCTCCTTAGGCAAGTGTTTGTCTTCTGGGTGGTAGAACCAAGCGTTGCCACTCACAGCAAAATAAGTACAAGGTGGGTGTCCTATCATCAAGTCCCAACCATCGTCTAAGATGTCAAGAACATCACCTTGGTAGTGCAACCCCTCTGATTCT